TCCCTATTCCCGCTAAATAAACAGTAGTGGGAAACTGTAATGAAATACACATTATCTCAAGCATATTGTTTTTATATGGGAGAGGTAGTTCGAATGTATTTCATTCAAGGTGTACCTTATACTTTTGATGAATTACCATTAATAGTACAGGACCACCCATCAGTCCAAACAGAAGCACTTCACCATCGTGATTACGATGATGAGGATATGTATAAATTTTCTAACTATCTAATAATGGAAGAAATGCACCCTTTAATGTTTGAGATCCAGGTAGAAAATCCAGACTTGCTTCCCAAAGATGATTGATGTTGCCTGAGTAGCTCAGCTGGATAGAGCAACGGTTTTGTAAACCGTAGGTCGTCGGTTCAAGTCCGACCTTAGGCTTTGATAGGCACTGTCTATCATACGAGTCGGGATCATCATATCCGACTCACCTCTGGTAGTCTATTGGTAAGGACACCCCGACAAGGGAGTTGGAAACTAGGTTCGATTCCTAGACAGAGGAAGATAGAGGCTACGTCCCTGTTATATCCTTGAGGTATATCACACGTAGTCCATCGAGTCGATGTGGCGGAATTGGTAGACGCGCTGGGTTTAGGTTCCAGTGAATTTATTCGTGGAGGTTCAAGTCCTCTCATCGACATTCTGAATTTTGAAATTCAAAACTCAGATACATGAAAACAGGAAAAAAAATTCCGCCAAAAAATCGCTAAAAAAGTTGAGTATACTATGTCATTACTTTCTCAGCAAGATCGTAAAATGGTACAAGAAGCTTTAGAGTATTATGTTCTATCGTTAAAAACTTATCCTAAACACGATAAAAACAAACTTGCTCAATTTTCCACTCTTTTGAACTGGATTAAATTGGAGCAGTATAAACATGAAAATTGAGCATGTAGATTTTGGATTTCCTCTTATCATCATTGATGATTATTATGAAGAGGAAGAACTAAATTTAATTTGGCAAGAATTACATTTTCTGACAAAACCCAATGTTTTGTATAAAGGATCTGATTATGATTCTGGATCTGCTGTGGATTCGTCTGGCAATCCCTTAAAAAGCAATTATTCAGCATTTGTCGATGATATTTACTTAATTAGAGAATATTCAAATATTTTAACACTAAATAGGAAAATATTTGATTGCTGGGATAGTATTACATCTAAAAACACTCATTGGTTTTTTAAATATTTCCACTGTACCATGGATTTTACGTTATTCTCGTATTATGAGAATAATGATTATTATGATTTTCATCGAGATTCAGCAGTTTTGACATCATTGACGTGGTTTTACCAAGAACCGAAAAAATTTGAAGGTGGAAATCTTCATTTTACAAATGGAAACACTATTGAAGTTTTAAATAACAGAATGGTGCTTTTTCCTTCAATGATTCCACATAAAGTTGATTCAATTTTTATGGAAGAAAAAAATTTAGACAAACATCTTGGTAGGTACTGTATTACACAATTTTTACATTCAAGTAGTTTTAATAACAAATGAAAATTAATCTTTGGTATTGTGAGCAAATGAAACAATGGCGTTGGTCTCTTACTGACGATCATCGTCCTATTGTTCGCCAGGAATCTGGACAGCAACCATTTTTAAGGGATGCTATGGAAGACGTAGCAAAAACTGTAGAATACATGATGGAATGTAAACAATCTTAATTTTAATGGAGTGTAGCTCAGTGGTAGAGCGGTCGGCTGTTAACCGATTGGTCGTAGGTTCGAATCCCACCACTCCAGTTAGGAGGATTGGCTGAGTGGCTTAAAGCGGGAACCTGCTAAGTTCTTGATATCTTTACAGGTATCCGTTGGTTCAAATCCAACATCCTCCGTGTGGGAGATTAGCTCAGTTGGTTAGAGCGCACGACTGATAATCGTGAGGTGCCTGGTTCGAGTCCAGGATTTCCCATAGGCGATACTGCCTCAAACCAAACCCCTTCCGTGTGACTCTAAAACCTCCCTATGGGGGGTTTTATTGTTTATAAATACTCCTTAGAAGAACACCGTAAACCTAGGTTTGAGTAATTATGGCTCTTACAAGACTTGATAATCTCTATTCAAGCAAAACTGGAAAGTACTTATACGTATCACCAGACGATTTTAATGCTACTGATGAACTTGATAATAGAGGTAATTCGCCGTTAAGACCCTTTAAAACAATTCAAAGGGCATTCATTGAAGTAGCTAGATACTCATATCTTCCAGGTAAGGATAACGATAGGTTTGACCAGTTTAGCATCATGCTAATGCCTGGTGATCACTATATTGATAATAGACCAGGATTAGTAGATTTTGATGAACAAGGTAGACAACGTTATTATGATTCTCAAAATTTAATTCTTGCTAACCGTCAAGAAATTATTGATAGAGCATATGGTGAAATCTCTATACAATATAATGAAATTGCTTGGGGTAACGACTGGGTGGTTCCTGGGGATCAAGTAACAGATTCTAGGTCTAGATTTAAGGACGCTTATCGTCTAATTCAAAGAAATAGAGCGGACATCATTGAATCAGCATTTGATGCCCTTGTTGATGAATATCCTACTTTTGTTAACCCAAACGCTACAAAATGTAGAAGAGATATTGGTTATTTCGTCGATGCTGTATCTTTAGATATTTCTCTAGGATCTGGTAACGTTTACACAAGAAAATTCCTAAAAAATTATTTTAATGCTGCTGGAACTGCTTGGGTAAGCAACGGATTACAGGGAGAAGAAGTACAATCTAGTTATGCTTTTGGTGAGGCAGCAGTACAAATGAAGTTGGCTATTACAAACCAACTTGCTTATAAAGATCTCACAATTACTGCTGATACTGCTACTGGAAGTAACACCAATGTAAACTCCTGTGCTAATGTAAGCGCAGTAATTGATACATTGACATCGTTGGTAAATGACATTATTGCTGATGGTAATTTAACCAATTTACCTCCAGAAGTAGTTGCTCAGGTTGGGGAAGGAGAAGCAAAATGTAAGAGAGATATTGGATATATCATTGATGCTGTTTCTTCTGATCTAGCAAACGGTGGTAATGCTAATATTATTGCTTCTACTAAATCTTATTTTACTAAAGCTGGCGTTCCAATTTCAAATGGACTAGTTGGCGAAACCGCTCAATCTGTGGTTGCTTTCAACGCCGCCAGAGATATGATGAAGAAGGCGGTCACCAACCAGTTATATTCAAAAGATTTAACAGTATCTGCTGGACCAGCGGATTATGATTTAGGTGGAGCAATCGTACCTAATTTACCATCTGGAAACGCTGCTACCTGTGTTGATGTTCAGGCAAACATTGATACATTAGTTGCTATCTTAACAACTACTATTACTGACGGTAATTTAAGCAATCTTGCTGATATTCAAGTTACTGGTACTATTCCTGTATTTAATTACAGCAGAGCACTTGAAGAATGGCAAGATAACACCATTTTAGATCTAAGCAATCCTGATAACGTACTTTATAAGTTTAATGCTTCTACTGGTGGTGCTATTGTACCTAGAGGTTGTTCTTTAATTGGTTATGACCTTCGTAGAACAATTGTACGTCCTCTTTATGTTCCAGATCCTGCTGATGGTACACAAGGTAGAACGTCTATCTTTAATCTAACGGGTGGATGTTATATTTGGCAGTTTACTATTAAGGACGGTGATCTTTCTAGTAATTCACCTCTGTTTAATGAAGAGGATAATGTAGGTAAGGTCTACTTCCAGAAGGGTAATGTTTCTCAACTTGCCGTTCCTGAATATTCCCACCACAAAATCTGCATTATGGAATATGCAGAAAATGAGGAATTAGATCGTTATTACGAGAAAGTTGCTAGAGCATTTGCTTTATTCCAACCAACTATTGATGATGGTGATTTTGAACCATTACCACAAGAAAATAGAATCGTTGGACCTCTTTCTGATACTAGAAGTATTGTTAACATTAAGTTAGTAGCAAATGCTAACACAGAAAAAACTACAGTTAGAGTAACCACTAAGATTGCTCATGGTTATTTTAAAGATCAATACATCGCCATTATTGATAATGGTTTAAATGATCTTCTTAATGGTACATTTAAAGTTACTGCCACCAACGTTGGCGATAATCCTAAAGTTTTTGAGTATGAAGTTAATTCTACAACAGCAATCTTAGGATTAGATATTACACAAGATGGTTACAGCAGTGGAACTACCCCAGCATTAAGTATTAACGCTCGTGGACAAGCAGAAATTGACTCAGTAGAGTCTGCTTCACCATATGTGTTTAACTGCTCAATTAGATCCACCTGGGGTATCTGTGGTATGTGGGCGGATGGTGCCAAAGCAACTGGTTTCCGTTCAATGGTTGTTGCTCAGTACACTGGTGTATCTCTACAAAAAGATGACAGAGCATTCATTCGTTATGATGAATTTACTAACACATGGAACCAGGCATCATTAACAGATGCTTTTGCCACTGTTCCTTATCACACCAAAGGTGATGCTTATTGGAAAGATGATTGGAGAAACTTCCACATTCGTGCTTCTAACGATGCCTTTATTCAGTGTGTATCGGTATTCGCTGTAGGTTTCCATGATCACTTCTTAATGGAAAGTGGTGGTGATATGTCTATTACCAACTCTAACTCTAACTTCGGTAATACCTCGTTACACGCTGCTGGTTTTAAAGGATTTGCCTTTAACCAAGATAAGGGTGGTTACATTACTGATATTATCCCTGTTAAAGAAATTGATTCTAGTGCTTTTAACGAAACTCAATTAAAATACTATTCTATTGCTTTACAACCATCTAAATTAGATTCAAATAATACTAAACTGTATTATGGTGCTGATAATGCCTATGATCCTTTCACCAAACCAACTACAACTATTGAAGGTTATAGATTAGGTGCCAAAAATGATGAAAAGATCTATCTAAAATTAAAATCAACTACTGGATCAACAGATGAATATAATGCTACTTTAGAACCATCTGGATTTAAGAGATATACTGTATCTTTAGAAACTCTAAACCCAGATGGTATAGCAATTGATAATCTTGCTCAGGATGCTGCTAATAGAGTTGAAGATAACAAATTATTCATTCAGCAAGAAGCATATGGATATATTATCCAAAAGTATCCAGATCTACTAACAAACACTAATATCACCATCTCTAAGTGTCAGCGAGATATTGGTTATTTCGTTGATGCTGTTGTTCAAGATTTAAGACTTGGTGGTAATATTAATACTATTCAAGCTGCTGAGGGTTATTATGTAGGTGGTCAACTTGCTTACATTCCAAACGAGTTGAATGAAACAATCGAAGCATTAGATTACGTTAAGAGTCTTTGTATCTCAGCAATGAGAAACTTTGATTATCTCGTTAGAAATGTCGGAACAACAATTGGATCTCCAATTATTGATATTGGTGACACCAGTGGTATTCTGGTTGGAATGAAAGTAACTCAGTATGAATACAATACTACAAACTTCACCAATGGTAGACTGAATCCTGCTGCTGTTCCTGTAACAACAAATCCTGTAATTCCCGCCAACGTTTATGTTAAGAGAATTGTAGATGCTTCTAAGATTGAAATTGGAACTCAGGGAAGCAGATTAAATACAGGTACAACTGTAAATGCTAATATTACCTCAAGCGGTGGTACTTATCTCTATTTTGAACTACCAAAAACTGCTTCTCTTACTGATAGTGTAAATAACTTACAAGGTTCTTGGGCTGCTCAGTTTGCTACAAAAGATCCTACAGTTATTCAGGATACTAGCACATGGTCTGGTACTGTACAAGGATACCCTGAGTGTACTGGTATTGCTAGTACAATTGAAGGTTATTTCAGTAATATTAATCTAATTCTCAACCAAGGATTAACTCCTCTTGGTGGAAGATGGGTTGATGCTTCCAATTTAATTCTTGGAAACAAACAGTTGATTGCTGAGGTTGCTGTTGCTAGAATGCTAGCACAACCACAGTTTGCTGGATTTACAATTCCTGGTGGCAATCAAGAATGTATTGATGACGTATTGAAGGTAATTGATGCCTTAGCATTTAACGTTAAATATGGTTTCAATAGCAAAATCTATGAAGCTGCTTTAATCTATGCTACACAACCAAATCTCTTACAAGGTGAGAGAGATGAATCTGTTTATGTGTATGAGCAGGTGAGAGAAATGGCTATTCAAGCCATGAGAAATGAGACAATTACTATAACAGGTTCTACTTTAACACAGTATTTTGATCAAACTGTTATTCTTGATCCATCGAATCCAACATGTGCTAACGTTGCCACTGCCATTAATAATTTGATGGGTATCATTCTTCAGTCTATTGGTACTGAAGCAACTCCTGGTAATCTTACTGGTGTAACTAAAACAACTCCATCCTTCACTAATATCACCAGAGTAGAACCAACATTAGATACCGCTAATCTTGCTACAAGAGCTACATTATTTACAGTTAATACTGGTGGTGGAACTTCAAACCCACATAACTTTGAAACTGGAACTCCAGTTAGATTAGTTCCTAGAGCAAAAGCAGGTACTAATCCAGATAAGAGAGTAATTAGATTACCTAGAGGATTTGACACTAACACGATTTATTATGTAATTGCTCCTGGTAGAGGAACATATCCAGAAAATTATTCCGATGATGTCACATATCCAAATATTTTTGGACCTACATCATCTACTAAGTTGATGCTTTCTAGCACAAAAGAAAATGCTGCTTCTGGTATTTACATTTACTCATCCGAAACTGATTCTGTAGATCCTAATGTAGAGATTGAATTACAGCAATATACTCTTGATGAGACATATGACTTACATCAATATACATGTAATTTTACTGCTGGTCAAACTGATGTAATTAAAACTGACGTACCACATATCTTCGATATCCCAGGTAATATTAATCAAGTACAGAAAGTCTTCTTCAGAACATTTGGTGATCCTAATGATTCTGAATTACCACAGATTACAGTAAATGGTGTAAGTTCACCTGTTGAAACAGATCAATACTATTATGTAAGATATGTTTCATCAAAAACTTTCAGTGTACATACATCAGCAGCAGAAGCACTTGCTGGAACTCCACGAGTAACATTTACTGCTGGATTTGGTAAAGATTTCTATGTATTCGCTGATAAGAGAGTAAGTCCAGTTCGTTTCGACGTTGCTGCTCAAGTTGTTGAATCTTCTACTAATACTGTTAGAACTGGATTATGGTACATCAATGTTAAGGATGAAACCACCCAACAATTTAATATTCTCAGAAGATTACATGAATTAGGTGTTCTACTAAAAGATGATAGAAGTAAGAATACATTCTATAGAAGATTAACTGATGATAGACAAACGTTTGATAGAATCTATAGATTACGTTATGTAATTCCTGAATATGCTGAAGGAGTGAGAGATCCACTAAGAGGATTTGTTATCAAGGCAAGAACTGACGAAACAAGAAAACTTTTACCACAAAAAATTGTTCTTAAAAAAGTAGCAAGTGGAAGTCCAAACGTTGCTTATTTCGAAACTCAAATACCGAATCCAACTGGCGGAACTATCACCCAACAACTTGGATTAACAACTCCAGAACTAAATGCTAATTTTGATTATGATCCTTACAAACTAAGTCAGGCAAAAGTAGTTACTAGTGATAAAACATCTAGTAAAATTGCTTTTACAATTCAATCTGCTAGAAAAGTAAATGTAAGCGGTACTGATCTATTAGAACTAACTGTATTTGATCATACAATTACAAATGATGCTCTAAAGAATGATAAATTTACTACCGTAAAGATTACTGCTCCTCAAGGTGGTACATTTAGAATCAATGCTTCTACAACTACTGATTTAAGTAGAATTACATGGAATGGTTATTCTACTGGTGGTGGTTGGTTACAAGGTTACTTTAATGTAGAAGAAACTGGTGAGCATTATCTAATTATCAAAAATATTGATGACAACAAGAATATCCTATATAATTCTCTTGTAAACACTAGATTCTCTCAACCAGTTCTGGATTTAAATGGTAATCCAGTTATTGATGGTAACGGAAATCCAGTATTGATTTATGCTGATCTTGCTGCTAAAGAAAATAGTGTAGGTAGTGCTGCTAATTCGCTCAGTAAGTCTGCTAAAATAGATTATCTATACAGCAATAAAGATGCTAATGTATTAACAGTTACTCCTGGTGATATTATTGAAGATGATGATAGTGTACAATACCGTGTCCTATCAGTAGAAGATTCTGGTGAAATTGAAGATACATTCTATATTTTTGATATCAACACAATTCAAAGAAGAATTCCTAATCAGCAATCTGGTATTTACTATCTAACAGTTGTTAAAGGAAACATTAGTCCATATCCTACTGGTCCTGGTGTTGGCGAAAACTTCAGAAAGTATAAGTTCTCACAACCAATTTCACAATTATATCCATTAAACTATAAGAATGATCCACTGTGGTTCCAGATCAACCAAGATGGAAGTAGAGATACTTCTATTGTTGATGCTCCACCCACTGTTTGTGCTGCTAACAACTATGTTCATGGATTAGTAACTACTAATGATTCGAAAAATAGTGAGACTAAAGAAGCAGTTATCGATTTAGTTGAAAACCCAGCATTGTCTCGCTATGATTATGTAACTAACGCTATTAAAGCACAAGAAGGTAATGCTGTATCTGGTTCTGAAGATAGAAAAATTCCTATCTGTGGCGACTCACAGTATCCAACAGAAGGTAAACTCTATGTAGAACTTCGTAGACCATCTATTGCTCGTTCTGGTAACCACACGTTTGAATATCTAGGTTTCGGTCCTGGTAACTACTCAACTGGTTTCCCACTACGTCAAGAAGTAGTTCTATCTGATATTCAAGATTTCTATGCTCAATCTAAGAAAGAAGATGGTGGTATTGTATTCTATACAGGTCTAAACTCCAATGGTGATCTATACATTGGTAACCGTAAGATCAATGCTATTACTGGTGAAGAAACCTACCTAGAAAGAGCAGTTCTCGTAGATTCTGCTGACGAAACTGGTGATATTGGTGGTCTTGTTACTACCTTTGAATTACCTGTAGTATTTGAAAAAGATATTACTGTAGATGGTAACGCTAACTTCAATAATCCAGTTACAATTAACGTAGAATCTAATGAGCCAAATGCCTTAACAGTAGTTTCAAACGTTTCTTCTACAGCTGGTGATGACACAACACTCGATAGTCAAGCATTTGATCTAAGTTCAATTCCTTCTGGTGGTGATATTGTTCTTCACAAGAATCAAATTTGGGCAGCGGTTTACAACTTCAACCCACGAGGTAATACACTATTAAGTGGTCAAGATTACAGTATTAGAACACATGTAGATCAAACTAACGGAAATAGTCCTTCTAATCATACTCCAAATCAGGAGAATAGTTCCTTAGGTCTTTCGGTTCAGTTTGGTTTAACTAGTGCTAAACCAGGAGATATTTTACTCAAAGGAAAAGAAATAGGATCTACTGGATCTCTGGGTTGGATCTACAGTAATTTCTATACTGATATTACAAGTAATGTATTTACTGTTACTGCTTTAGGAAATACTGCTGTAAGATTTGATCTTCAAGCAGGTGTTAGCACTAGCGACGCTGCTGTTAACATTGTAGTTGGATCTACGTTAAGAATTTCTGGACTATCTGGAAGATTCGCCAACGTAAATGGAATTAGAACAGTAACTGCCAAAACTTCTACTACATTTACTGTAACAACACCATTTGTAATTTCTACAAGTCCTAATGATCCTACTCTTATTACTGGTTCAACTATAGAAATTTCAAGAAATTCTTGGAAAGAAGTTGGTGTACTAGGAGCAGAAGCATTAAGAACAAACACTAACAACTATGGTGATTTTAGATTAGGAATTAATACACTTGCTAGAGCACAACATGGTGTTGGTGGTGATCAAATCAACGGATTTGTTTCTACCGCTGTACAACCAAGAGCAAACCTTGATCTGGTTGGAACTGCTTTCATTAGCGGAAAAACTTTAGCAACCAGTCCTAATGATTTTATTAGTAATCCAACTCTTGCTGGAAGAACATTTATCAATCAAGATAATGCTTTATTAGTTGGTGGAGATAGTGCTACTCCTAATAATGCTGCTACGTTGAGAGTAATGACTACTAATAGTGGTCGTTTTGGTATCAACACAACAAATAATGGTACTGCTTCTACTGCTTTAGATAGAACACTCGTTGTTATTGGTAATGCTAGAATTACACAAGATGTTAGATTACAATCTAATTTAGAAGTAAATGGTGGTTCCTTAACCACATCTTCATCATTCTTTAATCTAATAGCATCTCCTACTGATGTTAATGCTTTCAATAATGCTAACAACCTAAACATTGCTAGCGTAACAACTGGAACACAGGTAATTAACGTTGGAAACATTGCTTCTAATTCTACTATTAACCTCGGTGCTTTCAGCACTACAGGATCACTAAACATTCACTCAGGAACTACGAGTTCCTTAATTTCGCTAGGAACTGCTGATAATCTTAGCACTAACAGCACTAGCGTTGTTAAAATTGGTGGAGCATATTCTAAGAATAGTGACAGCTTAGAAAATGGTAGCATTCTTAAAGTTTATAACAGATATGCTTATTTTGATGGTGATGTTTCTTTTGGTAAGGGATTAGCAAACGCCACTGGTATTGCTAGATTACAGTCAAATGCTCAGCAAGTAGATTTCTTAACGGTTACTACTTCGAAAGCTAATATTGCTACCGCTGCTTCTACAGTTAATATTGGTGCTTTAGGTGGAAACACTACAGTACAAAACTCATTATCTGTACTTGCTAACACAACTATGAATGGTGATACCACTCTATCTGGTGGTCTTAATTCAGGATCGTTTGAATTGAGAAGAGGATCTTTTGGTGTTCCTGTTCAAACACATAATGCTGGTAATAACACAACAAACTTTAATATTGATCTCTATAAGAGACAAATTATTAGCAAAACTATTGATACTGAGGGAGCATCTACATACGGTAACACAACATGGAGAGTATCTCCATCTGATCCAGAAACTTACTTCTTACCACTGGGACAGACTGCTACATCACTAGAATATGAAGTTGGTGCTTATCTGTTAATTGATAGATCAACCGCTGTTGCTGGACAAAATACTGTAGTTTCTCCTGTCGGTGAGCAATACAGTGAATTACTTGAGATTGTTGAAATTACCAACATCAACAATATTACTGCTCCTCCTTCATTAAGAATTAAAGTTAAGAGAGCGAGAAACCAGTTAACATCTTCTGGAACTATGGTTGTAGATGCTGGTGCTCCTAGCGGATACAAGTATCTGAGACATGATCACCCAGATAATGCTGTTATTGTTCGTTATAACTTATCTAGAACTGTAAGTTTCTTAACTAGTACTTTAACAGCACCAGCACCAGGAACATTACAGGTTGCTTCTACTGGTACATTTAGTGGTACTGTTACAACAGGAGATCTATTCAGACTTTCCCCTAATGCTGAAGGTTACCAAGGAGAATTGACATTTGTTAATGGTGTTACACAAACATCAGTTCAAAGATTTGTTGTTAACGATGGTGGAACTCCTGCTACAGAACTATTTGTTGTTGAGTCTACTACTGGCAATACCAGCATTTACGGAACAGCAACAGTATACAAAACACTAACACTTTCTGGATCAACTACAGCAAATACCGACAGACTTCTAATTACTGACGGAAATGGTGTTAACAAGTTTATCGTTGATAGTTCTAGTGGTGATACATCAATTGCTGGCAACTTAAACGTTGGTGGAAGCACATACGACAAATTTGTGGTTACTGGTGCTACTGGCAATACCTTAATTAAGGGAGGCAATCTAACGATTTCTTCTACTGACGGAACTGTTAATAGACTAACACTTCAAAACTCTAGTGGCAATCTAACAATCAGTGGTACATTAACTGCTACTGGAACTGGTGAAAACGTATTGTCTGGTGACCTTAAACTAACGGGTGGTGATTTTAATGTTGCTAAGATTGTAAGCAACGTCGAAACCAGCATCTTTAAAATCAATAGCAGCGGATCTATTGATTTTGCTAATCAAACTGGATTCTTCACTCCAACAGGTGCTAGAAAGTGGATTTTTGCTGGCGGCGGCACTGAAATCTTAGAAGTACAATCTAATGTTAATTACTTTGTTGCTGCTTCTGCTAATACTGTAATTAAGTTGCCATTAACAGCAGTCACTGGTGATATGATTAGAATTGTTGATGTAGGTGGATTGCTGACATATAACGTTTCACTTAAATTTAGAGCACCAACAGGTGTTAGAATACAAGGAGACGCAACTAACGCTGGTGGAACACCAGATCCAGGATCTACATATAATGGCGGTGAATTAATTGTACAAACACCTAATGCTGCTTTAGGACTAGTTTATGTCGGAGCTTCTAATTTTGACGGCACAAGCACAGGAGCTCCTACTACACAACAAGGTTGGTGGTTAATGGAAATCTAATATGGCAAGTTACAATTTAGTACGAACTGCTGAAGCTCAACCCATAGGATCTGTTGTTCCTTGGGTTGGGTCGTTAACTAAAATACCGAAAGGATGGCTTCTTTGTAATGGAGCGGAGTTAAATGCTGTCGAATACCCATTGTTAGCAAAAATATTGGGTGATAGTTATGGTGGTGATGGACAGTTTACAGGAACTTTTCCAAATTATTCTGGAACATTTAAGTTACCATCTGTTAATCAAAAAGCACTAGCAGATATTTCGGTTGCCTATTTTACTAGTAATACATTAGCACAACCAACAATAAATGTAGACACACCAGCCGCTGCTGCTGTTATATCTGAATATATTGGCATCGATAGTGATTTAGGTCCTCCACAATCATTCTATGCTGTTACTGATTTAAATTTTACATATACTCCAGACCCAGACGGTATTATTAATACATTTACTTTTACTGGAACAGCTCCTACATCTACAACTACTACATTGTATAATAACGTCCCTGCTACTACAACTACAGGTACAGGCACTGGAGCATTTTTTAATGTTGTTAAAAATACAAATCAAACTTACACGGTAATTTTAAAACAAAAAGGATCTGGATATACTGTTGGTAATACTTTGACACTTCCTTTTAACCTGATTGGTGGTAGTTCGGCAGCTAATAACATTACAATTACTGTAACTGCTGTAGGTAATGGATTTTTCCAAGGTGTAATTAAAAATAGTGACGGAGGAAAATTAAAATTTACTCCAGGATTTGATATTACTCCGATATACATTGTTCCTAGAAAATTAGGTAGACAGCATTTACCACAGCATTTTCACCCAGGTTCATATTTAACTATCAATAAAAATGATGTTGGGGATGCTCCTGGTCAAGGTGTTGGAGTTTTTGATAACCCACAAATTGTTGTTGGTGAATATGCTTTCTGTTTATTCCCTGCTGTTGGTATTTTCTGTCAACGAGTAATTCAAGGTTGTGGTGGTGGAGATAGACTTCAGGGATATAATATTTGGGGCAACTCTCAAACAAATGGTACAATTACAATCAGTTCTCCATTTGAACCTGGAGTTGGAAGATATGCTTTAGCATCGGTTGCTGGCACCTTACCTGCTAGAACTCACACACCATTATTCACATCGGCTGGTGCTCATGGTGTTGGTAAAAACTGGTTTACTGATGCTAAAAAACTTAGAGATGGTAATGGAAACGTCAGTTCTGGAAGTAATGCTTTAGAACAACTGAGATTAGATGGTAAAATTCGTGAAGCAACTTACATTCCATTTAGTGATGATAAATCTTTAAATTATTACATTAATTATGATGATGGTTTAGCAGCTGGTTTGGGAAGTGATTTAACACAAACTCCTACTAGAGTTATGTTTAATAATTCTGCTACTAGTTTTACAAAAACAACTAGAACTAATTTAAGTGTTCTAGATGTTATTCAGGCACATGATCACCAAGGAACAGTAAATATTACATATGATAATGGTAGTCTTTTCATACCAGATTCAATTGCTGCTAGTGTTGTACCTAACGTAACACCAGACAATATACCATCAGCGTTCCAAATTATATTTACTATCCCTACAGCATCTTTAGCTATCACAAATTTAATCAGAGCATATTAAAATGGCAAAGTATTATTCAGCAGAAAAAGCAAAATTTGGTGGAACTACGGGTACTATCATCCCCTTTATGAGACAACTACCAACATCTAATTTTCCTGATCAAGGAAACTGGAAAAATTATGTGCCTGCTGGTTATTTAAGGTGTGATGGTTCTATCTATAAAGCAGATTTATTTCCAGTTCTTGCCTCTATTATAGGTGTTGGTACAACTTGTAGATTTGCTAAAATTACAACAGGATCAAATGCTATATCTTCGGATTCTATTCAATTACCTGATTTAGGATCGAAATATATTAGGTGTTCTAATTCTTCAGGACAATATTTGAATTTAACAACTGCTCAAGATGCCACAATTTCTAAAGTTGGTGTTGAGACTGAGGTAAGTTCATTAGTAGGCAGTACAGCAACAATTACATATGCTGGTACTTTTAATTTAACTGGAGCTACTGATATTAAATTTTCAGGTAACCCATTCTTTACATCTGACAATGCTGGATTTTCTCCACAAGATTTCTTGACAGAAGATAATTTCCAAGCACATGGTCATAACGCTGATTCTGGAGTATTTACTTATCTAGGAAAATGGAAAGATAGTAACTGGGAAAACAATGGTGGATCTGGTAGCAATACAGGAAGGACAGATGGATCCAACAATCTACAACAGATAGAAGCTCCCACAAACGCTCCTAATAATCCAAGTCATAATCACCAAGTTCAATTTCCTACATCTACACAACTAAAAGCAAATACAACGTTTTCTTTTAAATATAATAATAATCAAACTATATCTGCTGATGGATTAGTCACTACTGTTAATCTTTCTACGGATAATGTTAAAAAATTAGATAATGTTATCCAGCCTTATATTTTAGTAGAGTATATTATTAAAATTTAAATATGGGATTTAAATCTGTACCTTACTCCACAACTGTTTGTGGTACTAATTGTGAAGGATGTGGAGCAATAACCTTAACCGCACCTAATGACACCACATATTCTACAACATTTACTTCTGTTGTATTTGCCAGTTATGGCACTCCAAATGGTAGTTGTGGAGCATTTACTTATGGTGGTTGCCATGCTGGATCTTCTTTTGGAGTAGTTAGTGGCGCTTTTATTGGTAGAACATCTGGATCTGTAAATCCTGTTAATGGAACATTTGGTGATCCTTGTGTTGGTACATACAAAAGACTTTATATACAATTAACTGCTTCTGGTACACAACAAGTTTTTGTTCCTATTCCTGTAATAAATTCTTTTGTTGCCTCGCCAAATCCACAAACTAGTAGCAGTGGTACTCCATTATATACAACTTCTTTATCTTGGTCAACAACAAATGGTAGTGGCGGTAGTGCTACAATTACTAATAATAATGGAGAAACGTGGAATGTAAGTTCTTTGGGTGGTAATCTAAACATTACAAATTTACCACAATCTACAACAGGAAGCAATTCACCTGCTACTAGAACTTATACATTAACTGTTAGAAATGAAATTAATGAATCAACAACCTCTACAATAACAGTATCTGCTTATAACGATAACGTACCTAATGATTATTCAGTTCCCTCTCAAGTAAATCAAAATCCTGATACATTAATTAGTTGGACATTTGGACCTATAACTGGTATTGACATGCCAACAGTTGCTACTGTACAATCAGGAGCAGATATTTCTATTAATGGATCAAACTGGTCTAATACAGTTTTAGTGTCAAATAATCAAACAGTATTTTTAAGAACAACCACTTTACCTTTTAATACAAGTCCTCTTTCGTTACCAAACACAAAATCATTATACGTTGATGTAGGACCATTAAGAAGATTTTTTTCCGTAACTACTAGACAACCAAATATAGAAGAATTATTTGATTTTGGTGACTCTAATGCTGTATATCCATTCCCAGATATTGATCAAGTATCTAATACTCCTCAACCATATGTTGTAAGTCCAACAACTATTGTTGTTGATAATGTTGAGTTATCGACTCCATATGGAACAGAAATAGTTACGGATAACAGTGAAGCTCAGGTTAGAGTTAAAACTTTTGGAACATCAACATTTGGACCATGGCAGTATCTTAGAGAAGGATTGATAGAAATTCCTTTTGGCAGTTTACAGGCTAGATCTGGCGTAATATCTAATTCTTCCCCGACATTATTTAACACAAGAAACGTTGGTGTTATAACATCGACTAATACTATAGCATAAATAAGTAAAAGTCTTGTATTGTGCTATGATGTATCCTCAGGGGAGAGTAAATCAAGATAAATTACAAAAAATTTTTATAGCTTCAACTCCTTTTAATATGCTTTTTATGAAATATTTTAAAAGCAAAGGAGATGATTCATTAGAAAAATATATTGATTCATTAGTTGAAGAATATGTGAAAGAACATAACATTACAACTGGAAAATTGATACAACAAATTGAAGACAAGTATGAAGAGTATTTAATTTCAACTTCGGATTTTATCGATCAGTAATGGCTGTAACTAATTTTAACCAATCTGTATCTGGTAGTTATGTAATACCATCAACTGCTTTTAATATTTTTTTAGAAGTTGCTGGTGGTAGAGGTGGTACTGGTGGTAGTGACTCTAATGGTTCAGGTGGTGGGGGTGGCAATGGTAGATATGGGAGATTTCAACTACCCAATTATACTGCTAGAACTTTAAGTTTTTATCCTGGTGGTCAAGGTCAAGATGGTCCTGGATGTTTTGGTAGAGGAACTGGTAGAAGTTCTGGATCTTTTTCTGGTGGCGGTGGAGGAGCAGCTTCTGGATGCTCTGGATCTGGTGCTGGGGGTGGTGGAGCTTCTGCTGTTTATGATAGCCTTAGTGCTTCTTGGATTATTGT